CCAAAAACTGGCGGAAGAATTTGACCTTTCTTACAGCGTTATACGTGGGGTATGCACCAAGGGTAATTACCAGACGACAGAGGCGGCTGCACAGGAAACTGTTATAGTGCCAGAGAAACTAGGCTTAAATATGGAAACCCTTGCAATTACTGAAGACGACACCATGGATTACTCAAGTATTGAGTGTATCTGGGGGCACAAGGGACGGTTTGGAATGATGGGTGAGTGCCTTGACTGCATGGATGAGATAGCCAAGGGGAAATGTGAAATAAATCTTAAATCTTTTGCCTTTGATAAGTACTGGACCGTACGCAGCTTCTGGGACAAAGTCAACATTCCTAAAGATCAGGACACAAAACAGTGTTGGTCATGGGGTGGGGGCAGGAAACCCAGTAATGAAACGGTTGCTTATATGCCAAGTCCATTCCACTCAGCCAAAGCTCAGACTGCTCCACGGGTGGCGTTCTGGGTAGCCCGAGGTTACACTGGCAAATACCGGATTCAACACGCCAACAAAGACTGTGAATCTGGTTGCTGCAATCCGACTCATCTAACCATTAAAGGGTTACAGTTAGTAGAGCAACCAGATAAATTAACTGTCTACGATCTGTCCTATGGAAACATCTTTGAGCAAGTCAGGAAAGCCAGCGCAGAAACGAAGTGAAATACTGCGAACTTGTTATCATAGGGAAGACTTTAAGTGGATAGGTCTTGTAACAATTGGACCAGATAATTTCTGGACAACACCTAGCCCAAACAAAGAAGAAGTTGCAAGCGACCTGCGTTCACTTGAGAAGCAACTTAATTATGAATTGATTGAAACTGTTGAGATGGAAGGAGTATATCCTGAACGCGCTACAATAATAGAAGAAAAGTATCAAGCTAGTGGCAGGACCAACGGCTTGTACATAGGATTAAACCTGAAAAATGGCGAGATACTTAACGACACTACCAAGTAATCTTGGTTACGTAAATCTTGGCACTGTCCAAGCTTACCCAACTGGTGGCACTGGGCCCACGGCTTATGGGCCTACCAGTTATTTCGGTAGTGATCCGCTTCCTCCACGGCCAGGGGACAACATCAATAACCCAGTTGACCTTGGGGACATTAGTACATTTGATTCACTTTTCAAAACACTTACGCTAACCAATACGCACGGCGGTTTAACTCGAATACAGACAACGTTCTATAAAGTACGCCTTCTAAAGCCGCGTTCAATTCAATTTACACAGAACTACAGCCAAACTTCTTACGAATCAAAAACAAACAGAAACACTATAGTTTCAATTTACTCTGTTGAGGATGGGAACCACAGAAGAGAATTACCAATTAACGACAATGGATACGTTTATACAACCTCAGCAATCCCTTATTCTGATTCGGACACCGACATAATTGAAAGCCGTACGGCAGACTACCCAAACACAATTCTTCCAGAGGGGGATTATTTATTTTTAATCACAAACGACATCCGTTTTATTGAAACTACTTATTCAATCTCAATAATAATCTCATTAACTGACTGGCGTTATACGGATGAGCCAGTGGAGAAAGCTATTGACTTCGGTTCCATAACAGCCCCAGTGGATACCTCTTTTGATTTCGGTGGTATAGCGGCATAAGTGCTACACTATTAGCAGCAAACCGTCTGCACCGTGAAAGTCATTACTGTTGAGCAGTTTGAGCATGATTTTGACGCCATAATGGATGACGTGTGTAGTAATTTAGAGCACTATAAAATACTTACGGAAGACTCTGCGGTTATGCTAATACCAGTAGAAGCTTATGACTTTTTAAAAGACACGTACAAAGAATGGGTAAACGAAACAAAACCTCCGTCCACTGAGGATTTTGATTAACAGTTACACAGGTGGATTAAAGGGGGTAGGCTTGGCGTATGGAGTTGGTTTATTAAAGGGAGTAGGTTTTGCGTAAGGCGTAGGAGTATAGGTATTACCGCGAGTAGAGACAGGATCAGCCATTCTTTTTGTAGTATCAAGAACTTCATTGGTCCCAGAAGGACGACTGATCTGTGCTTTATATGGGTCTTGTTTAAATATTTCAGCTATTTTTACCGCTTGAGAAGGTGAAGAAGCACTTGAAGCTGCAGCTGGAGCAGTAGCTGCAGGTTTTGGGGCAGGTGCCGCAGGTGCAGGAGTTGTTGCTGCAGGCGTGGCTGCCGGAGTCGTAGTTGCTGCTGCCGCTGGAGCAGGGGTTGTCGTGGATGCCGCCGGAGCTTCTGCAGCAGCTTTATCTAAAAGACGCTTTTTGGTTTTCTCCAGTACATCAGGATCATTCCATGATTGTTTTTCTAGCCCATAATTTTTAGCAATTTCTTCTCCAAGAGAAATTGATTCGCCATATTGATTTTTAGTATTTCTAATGTATTCACCAATCTCATCGTCACTAAAGCCTTGTTTTTTTGCTTCTGCTAAATCTTGATCACCAAATATGTCAGGGTCATTGCCATATGACGTAGATAGTTTTCTTTCAGGTGTACCATACCTGGACCATACTTGATTAGGAAGATTTAAATTTTTTGCAATATCATCTCCCAATTGTACATTATTTTTTCTAGCCCATTCCCCCATTTCAGCGTCAGAGTAACCAGATTTTTTTGCGTCTTCATAATCAACTGTACCAAAAATTCCAGCATCATTGCCTCCAGCTGTTGACATAGGCTTCCTGTAATCAGAATCAGATGTCTGTACTTTGGTGGAACGCAGGCCCTGTACTGCAGCAAGGTAAGAAGGAACGGGAGAAGCGTTTGCCATGAGATAAAAAATTAATTAAACAGTAGTTGATTGAGTTGTGTTCTGTTTTTTGGCCAAGGCATCAAGATACTTCTGTTGATCTTCCGAAGCAGTGGAAGGCAGTTTAAAGGGGGTTTGAGTAGAGGAACTTGAAGAAGCAGTACTTGAAGCCGGGGTAAATGAGCTACTATCAGGAACCCAAAAATCTCCGCCAGCTTCTCGTGCATAGTATTTTGAAAAATCTGGATGCTCTGTTTCAGGTGAAGCTGTATAAAAATGTTCGCCAGTATTAACATTACGGTACCGTTGTATTTGTTTGGTTCCTTTACCTGCAGTTTTGAATGCCTTACCTAATACGCCTTCAGCAGTATATCCTTGACTTTGTGCTGCTTTAATTTCTTCTGGATCAGCACTTAGTAAATAATCGCCACTTTGTCCACGCAACCTAGTAACATCAGTTGCACCTGCTGTTGTATCTCCTGTCCCTAACATGTTAAATGCAGGACCTTCAACACTCCAGTCTGGGTTTTTTGTATCTTCGGCAGCAACATTAGAAGAATATAAATGTTGGCCAGTCCTTTTATTAAATAACCGTGTAATAGGAGAAACTGCCTGAGTAGTGGAACTAGTAGTACTGGATGGTTGCCGCGCTTCATTAATAGCTTTGACATAATCTTCTTGAGCATTTTGAGTAACCCCAGTCCAAGTTGATCTTGCGGTTGCCCATGGATCGACACCACCGCTATTTGCTAGTTGTTCTTTGTCAGCAATAGGTAATGACGACAAATAATTAGCCGCTTCAGTAGCGCGACCTTGTAGTTGATATTTATTTATCTGGTCAGGGGTACCTACTTCTTTATAACGTTGACCAATGATCTCGTTTGTTTTGTCCTCAATTTTTTTCCTTATGTCTTCACCGCGCTGAAGATCCTCTTGAGGAATTACAGATGTGTAAAGCTGAGGGGCGGCTGGTGGCGGTAAAAAGCCGTATGTCGTAGCCATAGCCTTTTATTTTTTTATGTGAAACTCTATACTGATCTTACTACCAATAAATTGAGCCAGGTGCTGGATCCCTACAACCCCCAAGGGGCCGAGAACGATGATCAAAAAAAGCTCGGCGTAGGTGATGGGCCTTTTCATGAGGAGGAAGTTTTGCAGTACATGGTCCAGTTTAACGAACTATTGGCCAGTATGTCTACAAAGGTTATGTACTCGTTAATGACTTGGCAGCAAAAGCAGGTAGCAAAGTCCTGGTGGGAGGCCTGTAATTACGGCGGCAAGCCTAAACCAGGTGATTTAAAACACATGGAAGACAAACGTAAATATTATGAGTGGGTTTTACGGCTAGACCATATAAAACAGTGGGAATTTGCGCTAAAAAACGTTAAGATACCGGCAGAACCGTAAAATTTCTTTCATGTTGTCGGACATCTGGCTTGAAGAGGAGATACCTGTAAGTCCGAACAAGGCTGCCGCTCCTATTGACCCTAATAAATACGTTAGTTATAGGTTCAACGGGCTTGATATACCTGAGGTAACTATAGAAAACCATGAGGAGAAGCTGGTACCGTCCCTGGCAAGACAGGTAGAAATGTTTTTACCGCCCTCAGGAAGCTTTGAGGAGGCTGATTTGAGGCGTTATTTAGAGCTTGTGCGTAGCTATGAGACCTCTACAAACGACCTTGTACTTGGGCTTTCATTGGCAGATCAAATACGCATATGTTTTAGCGACATGGTGCCAGCAAAAATCTGTTCTAAGTTTCCTGACATTGATCTAGCCACAAAACGCAGGTATCGGTGCGTTGCTGAGTACCTTATACGCCAGGAGGAACTGATCAAGATGAGGGATACATCAGGAAAACTGATAAAAGAAGTAGGAAACCTTGGAAAAATGGTAGTAATCTATCGTCCACTGCCAAAAATAAGGGAAACCTTAAGGCGTTCAGGCCTGGCTAACTTTATTAAGCCTTCGCCAAGGGAGCAGGCAGAGCAAGCCGTACAATAATTTTCAAGGTATCCGAATCAATTTTTTCTTTTTTCTTGCTATCATCTTAAACAACCACACTTAAACAGCATATGACTAACTACAAAGCAAAAAAACTATCAAAGCTATTAGGGACAGCTCCGACCCAGACGGAACGCCTGATGGCAGAGCTTGCTGTTGAAAGAGTTTGCGATGATATGTGTGATTTTTACGATAGGTTCTACTTCTTTGAGGGGCCAGGTGCAATGGTGTACGTGCCGATGGCCAAGGAAGAAAAAGATACTATGTTCTACATGACTGTTGCTGCGCTTATTGCAGCCAAAGCAGACTTTGAAAGTAAAGATATGGATGGACTTGCCGAAGTAATGCGTAAGGCGATTGTTAAGGCGGAAGCCCTTGACCAAGAGAAGGAAGCTTTATTCATTATTCAGGATCCAGAGCACATGTCCCTGCTCCACTACAACCGTCAGAAGGGTGCGTCTGGGTTTGCTATGGCATGAGTTACTACAAAAACCTACCTCGATACCTATTCCTCACCAGGATCTTAAGGATAGAGGAGGACTGGTTAACTCCTGTTGAGTATTTACCATATATTTATGCATTGCTTGGTGACATTGACCTTGATCCATGCACAACAGAGCATGCAAACAAAGAGTACCTACGCGCAAAGAAAATATACACATTGAAAGAAGACGGGCTAAATACCCATGAACCCTGGCTTGGTAAGACTTATTTATTCCCTCCAACATATGGACGTTGTTCTTTCAGTAAAGAACGCGGCACCTGGAGGTGGGGATTAAAGGGCGGCCATAGGGGTAAATCCCCTTCTGTTGTATGGTTTAATCGTTTAGAAAAAGAGTGGAAGCTTCGGAATGTATCTGAGGCTTTACTTTTTTCTACGAGCCACGAAATATTAAGAAGCTGCCCTACGCTTTGGGATTACCCAGTTTGTATACCAAAAGATCGAGCCAGGTTGATACACGGAAGACTTATGTGTACACTTGGGGCACCGTTCACGTGGGGTTTCTTTGTTTATTTACCTGGGACAGACCTTGGGTTTAATCAAGTAGACAGGTTTAAAGAAATTTTTTCCCACATAGGAAAAGTTATCTGTTAAACAAAGGGGCACGGAAGGCGTTCCTAAAGCCGTAGGTGCTGTCTCCAGGGCCGGACATAACAAAACGATCATCTTCTCTGCGCTCAGGGGTTATATTTTGCTCATTTGCGTCCTTACTTTTTTCTATATATTCTTTTAAAAAACGCTTACCAGAAGTATTATCCGAGACATTTGAACCATTAGGCCCATCCGTTTCCTGGTACCTGTTATCAACGTCGTAGTCCTGACTTGTCTGTAAGTTCATGCTAATATTTGGGCAGCTACCTGCACTGACATGATTACTTTCCAGTCTACCCCAGCTGAAGACACCATTTGTTTTGGCGCAAGCAAGTCAACCAATTACTTCTCTGATAACAATTTTTGGTTTGATCAGGACAGCTCATTTACTTGTGCGCCTGCTAGTACGTCAAGTGATCGGATCAATTCACCTACACACTACAATAAAGACGAGGACATTGAGTGCATAGAAGCAATTAAGGCTGCACTAGGTACAGAGAAATTCCGTGGTTTTTGCCAAGGCAATGCAATCAAGTATCTGTGGCGTGCTGACCATAAGAACGATACGGTTGAGGACCTAAAAAAATGCCGTTGGTATCTTGATCGTTTGATTGCATCGCACGAAAATATTTAAATGGTTTTACTGGAACCGAGGCCACCTTGTTCTTGGTTCCAGTACCGCCAAAATCTACGTAAGGTTTCCTGGGAAGGATCAAACTCAATGAGCTTACGCTCTAAGTATTCAATTGCCTTAACTTGATTTGGTGTACCAAGATAACTTTCTCCAATATTAAGCAAACATTGATTGAGTTGGCATTTGTGCTCAAAGAATAAAGGTACTTTCTTGTCTGCCGCCAGAAAAAGATTAAGTTCTACGCGTCTACGATTTTTTAACTTTTCACCTGCGTTTAAATAACAAGGATTAATCAGGGGACTCCACTCCTTAATAATGGCCTTCTTACTGGCAAATGTATTTATTAACTCCAGCAAAAAAGAATTTTTAAATGCAGCAAGTCCGACACTATGTGCATAACTTAGTACAGCCGCTTTCTTTTTATCGTTTAAATTAACAAATACATATTCTTGAACTTGTTTTGAAAACCCTTTAAGGTCTTCTACTAATTGTTTATTTACTTCCTCTATTGTTGCCTTGGTAAAAAAATTAACCGCACGTTTATTTATGCGACAACTTTCGTATCCAATCTTATAGCAGTCATCTCCTTCATTCTTGTACGAACCAAAACGCCCAAAACCTAAGTAGATTCTGGGCGTTGCGTAACGTTGAATTACATTTATTCCGTCTTGATTTAAGAACGGCGGAAAAACTTCCTCAGGGGACGACGACGCTGCCGTTGTAGCTGACTTCCGCGTACCCATCTAGGTCCAGGATAACAATGTAATCTTTGCTTGCATCGGTTACGTTAACAGCAACGACACCCTTGCCGCGACCGTCTTTCACGATGTTAGCAAAAGTTTTGTAGCCAGATGGAGCACTGGAGCCAGTATAGGCGTCTTCTTGGAAAATTTCCATTGTGTTGACACCGGAGCTACGATCAATCGTAACGATCAGGTTACCGGTACTGGCAGGATTAACACGAAAGCCGCGAATGTTAATGCCAGAGGTTGAAGAGGCTGAGGTAGTGCCTTGGTAAACGATTTCACTGCCAGTATTGACAGAAAAAGTATCAAGCGTTCCTTTGATAGTACGAGTAACAGCCATGGAAATTAAGAGAGTTGGCTCCCGGTAAGGTAGTTAAATTTAATTTCGGCATCGATGCCGTGTTCCTTCATAATACTGAAGAACATTTGTTTATCCATCATTTTTTGATGGAGCATGTCCATAAATGCCTCTTCCAGTTCATCCCGGTCGAGTTGTTTCAGACTTAGCGCCGCAGCGTGCAGAGCAAACTCTTCATCTATGGGTAGCTCTAAAGCATTGGCTTCCATTTGTTGTCCAATCCATACTGTTATCTTAGCAGTTCTAAGTTATGCCGTCACCCCTACCGCTACATTGGCACTGAAGAAGGTATGTACCGCTGATCAATAGCAAAATCAGGCAGATCAGGAACCCCTTCAATGTAACCTGGGACTAGAGCCGGTAACCGTTCTGTAATGTACTCTTTCAGGTAGTTTTCTGTTGCAGGGGTAGCAGCCATCTTTATTCCATTTTTTATTTAAAAGAAGAGTGCTAAAAGCATAGGTGCTTCCAAAAACCAATCCGAATAGCAAAATGATCGGTTCCACTTGCGCTTTTGCTTTTTAACTACTATATTTTAAACTACTCCAAGCTCAGTTTGCTGCAATATTGAAATCAACTTCTGCGCTGGTTCCACCAACCTCACGGAAGAAATTAGCGCGTAGCTTTTTCATTGGAAAACCATATGTGTTAAACGCGTAAGTTCCGTTCTGTGTAATTGTATTGGAGATCATTGCTCCAAAATTATCGCCATCCAGGCTTCCATCTAGCCTGACAACTACGTTAGTGTTGATATTGGTTACAGTTACGTTAAGAGTATAGTTACGCGTAGACAGGTAGTTAGTAGCATACACATCAACAACATCAGTAACTCCAGGGGCAGTCAGAGTTGGGAAGTTAAAGAATACTGTTTGTTGATAGCTTTCATAAAAACTCATGATTATCTGGCGGCAAAAACAAAGGAAACCGTAGGAGTGCCTGCTGTGATCGTGACCAGGTTGCCTCTAATATATTTCAAAGGAATGTTTGTGTAACTAAGGAACGTGGTCCCATTGGCACTGATAGTAGTATTTCCTGATGAATTTAAATTGAAATAGTTAGTACCATCTAAGCTACCTTCAATTTTTACCACGACACTGGTAGTAATACTGGCGACAGTAATCTGAGCAACATAGTTAATTGGTGCAGACAGGTTTTGCTCAAATACCTTAAATGCGTCTGTGGCACCTGTTGCGGTAAGCGGCGTAGCAGTAAAAAATATGCTATCAATAAAGGAAGGATCGTAGCTCATGACTTACTTCTTGTAATCTAAGTTGGATTTTAACAGCCACTGATTCTTTTTGTGGACGCGGCCCCGCTCAACACCAAGGTCTAGTGTCAACTGATCTCCAATCGCATTAGACATGGTGATCAATTCATTGAAACATGCAGCAAGTTCATTATGGTTTGTCGCCAGCTGGAGGATAATGCCTTCCTGATTAAAACAGTTTTCAAAAGGAAGCTCAGGGATATTTGAATATGTCAGATCCATCACCGTCTTAGGTGTAGCAATATCAAGAGACCTTATGTGTTCAGCAATAGTATCAATACCTTCTTCCATTTCTTTATAAATTCTTTCTGTCAGCAGATGCAGCTCGTAGAATTTGCCGCCCATTAAACCCCAGTGCACAAGCTGTGTCTGGTGGTAAATGTTGACAGAATCGCGCAGGCACTGCAACAAGAGGCAATAACAAGGCGTCGTCTTATCAGTAGTTGCTTTTGCCATAATCACCACAAATCGTTGCAAGCCCAGAACTTAGGCGTATTTTTGTCCATGGGCTTGTCGCATCCCATTCTAGACCTGAAATTCTTTCTACGGTCCTTGTCGTGGTGTTGCGTGTAATCCTCGTAACCGCGCCTACCGTAACGTACAATTTTCTCCTCTCCATCGTGACAGGACTTAACAACCCACTTATGGGTGTCCCCAGATGGAGCACGTTGCGGCTTGTTGCACTTCATGTGCTCTTTTGCAAGCCGCTTAGCCTTGGCGTGGTCAGCCATGTCTAACTCACAAAAGAAGGTGCGTACACTTCAGCACCTTTTGTAGCTACATCAAATCCAGATGGGAGGCGTTCTTTTTGTAGGCTACGGATACCAGAAACATATCGCGCCAGGAAGTCTGCCGTTTTATTCTGATCTTGCTCTCGATCAGGTTGCGATCCATCCAACATAAGCGTCCTCACAAATATACGGAATAGCTTGATGCACAGTAGCCAGGTTTAAAGACCTTGGCCTCTGCTCAGTCCATTCCTTAATCTTATCAGCCCTTTCTTTAGTATATTTAGGATGTTCATCTGTGTACCAAAGCTCAAATTTTTGTGAAGCTTTAGCAGAGTTACAAGAGTTGCAACAGCAAGCAAGATTGTTTCTTGAACTGTGACCACCTTTGTGCTTGGGAACAATGTGATCAATCGTTGCAGTATCTGAACATAACTGCCGATCACAATAGGCGCATTTCCATTCCCAGGCTTCAAAAATACTTTGCCTAAACTTCTTTCGAGCAAGCTTAGGCGTAAGAACAATCAGCTCAGCTAGAAGTTCGTTCTCAGTGTGAAACACGGTAGGCTCATGCTTCTAAACAAAAGATATGGCGCATACATCTGTCTAACTGCTATGATCAAAACGTGATACAGGTACTACGGAGTATCGCCTAACTTGGTCATGGCACCTGCTTTGGGAGCAGGAATAATCTCAGTTCAAATCTGAGTACTCCGATTGCCAACTCATATCTTCTGCGGGATCGTACTCAGCTTGCTCCAGGAGGCGCAGTATGTAGTAATGCAGCCGATCCGTTACCCAGCGGAGGTCTTCATCCGACACGTCGCATACGATGGCGTCCAAGCGTAACTCACGGGTCGGTTGACGCACATGGTCCGCCACGAGTTCTAATGCTTTATAGCGACCACGGGTGAAGTCTCCTAACATATCAATCCGGACTAAGGGCGCGGTAGGCTTCGATCATTTTTTCTTCCCTTTCAACCGAATTCTGTTTAAGAACATTAAGAATTTCTAAAGCTCCTTGAACTTTTAAGTACCCTTCCTTGGTAGCCATGAGGTTAGCTTCCATGGTACGGATGTCTGTGGTCAAGGTTGCAAGCTGTTCTTGTAAGCCTTTTTCCAGTTCAGTTACGTGGCTTTCCATTTGTGGATAAGATCTTTAACGATCTTAACACTACCTTTTGGCCAGTGGGGTAAAAAGTCCAGCAAAAACTTCTATGATCCTGTAGAGCTTAGATAGAAAAAACTGAACAAGAGTTGAATCCCATTTATATTTTGGCGTAGGAGTTAAATTAATAATGACAATAGCCAGACCATGTAGAGCCAGGATTACGTCAGTAATGCTTTGTATATGGCCGGTAAGTTGTTTTAAAAAATCATCCATGCCGTTAAATTTTTATTTAAAAATCCAACCCCAGCCGCTTGCACCGCCACCGTAGAACAAACGTGGGTCTAGGTTCTTAAAGCTGTAATGTTTGTTTCTACCTGCTCCAGGTGCTTGATTTTCCCATACACCATTGATCAAATCAAGGTCACCGTAAGGATCTTGGACTAACCAGTAGCTATCACTATAACCAGTGATTACAATAAAATGGCCACCTCCGTTTGGCGCACTTACTAAACCGTGATGAAGAATACCTACAGCAACAGGTTTTCCTTTATTAATCTGTTGTTTGATATCTTGCGGATCTAAGTTTGTATAAAATTTAGCATTAACTTTTAGAAAACTTAAAGCCCCGTAGTGAGCGTCCCTAGTAGTTGTATCACCGTATTGATTGACAATTTTTAAATAATCTGTATCATCATTAATTCCTTTTACTTTTAGATACTTCAAACACATAGCCAAAGAACTTGTTTGACATTGCCTCCAGCCTTCAGGACCGTTATCTTTCTGATCAAAGAACGGAAAGTCACGCAGATAACGTAAGTTTCCATCTTGAGCATAAGGATTGATCTTAGGTGTAAGGCCACTCCAGTGATTGTCATAAACCCACCACTTACCCAACTTAAAACCCAACTCAAGCAGCGTATGTCCGTCACGTTTCTCAAGTATTTGATTTACCGGGTACGTTCTACCTTGATATACCTTGGCTTTTAAATCGTTTGAAAGTTCTGATATTGGTTTAGGTTCTTTTTTAAACCAAGTCTGCTGCAAAGAAGTAACATCACTAAGTTTTACAGCAGGCTGAACAGAAACAGGCTTACAAAATAAGTCAACCTCAGCACCACGACGCCTGGCTAACCCTTCAATAACTTCTCCGTTACCTCCCTTAGCCCAACGTGGTAGCTCCTGACTTGCTGCAATATTAGGTTTTTCTCCACTATTAAGTCGCTTACGTAAAGTAGATTCTTCAAGCGCACCTTCACCAACGTTATAAGTAAAGCTTACAAGTGCATCAAATTGGTTTTGATTTAAGGGTACTGTGATCAATTTATTAACTGCTTGCTCAAATCGCGCCAGGTCTTTTTGAAGTAGCTGTTCTGCCTGGAGTTCTGTTATTGTAAGCCCTTCGTAAACGTCATCGCCAGTATGGCCATAACCTATGGTCAAGACGCCAACCACGTCATAGTAAGCAGTAAGACGCAGTCCTTCAAACCCTTTTATCAAGTCTAGGCCTGGTTTAGATGTCTTCACTGCAAGCGGTTGGTAGTGATCTCACTCAATACTAACCGATACCTGCGCTTGTGGTTCCAGAATTAAATGCAATTGTATCTATACCGGCAGAGGTTGTCCCGGTAGTACCAAGAGTTACTGGAGAAAAGTCCTCACCAAGAACTGGCCAAGAAGAATAATCAGGGGAAGTAACAAAGGAAGCAAGATCTTCTGTAGTCTTGGTTGCTTTAATTGCTGAAATCTTGATGCCTGAGGAAGTACGAATATTTTCTCTCCAGGTTTTAACAGCCGGGTCGGCTGCTTTGCCGTTATCAACTGAACGAACAATCATCCAATCAGTAGGACTAAGAAGCGTATTTGCTGTATAACGTGTCTGGTCAACCCACTGAACAACAAGTTGATCGTGGTCTTTTGGCAGGCCTGGACCCCAATAAAAACGTTGATCGTAGTACGGGGGATCAGGTACTTCAGTAATACCAATAGCTTTTCGATCTTCTGGTGACGCCAAACGAAGCCAGTTCGCAGGGTACTGTGTTCCATCGGGAGTAACAAAAGGAACATCAAGTGCTAATGGCTTGCCGTTTAAGAGGAACATTTTGGTATGGTTTTTAGTTATTGTAAGCCTTGTAAAGCTTGGCGGCGCCTTGACCAGAAGACAAGTCAAGGCTACACTAGGTCAGCAGCGGTAGGGCCATGGCAACATTAATCGAAGCCTGGGAACAGTTTAAGGCTGAACGCTCCATTGCATTGTGTGCCACGAGCCTTGCTGCCGATTACAACCAGGTGGGGAAGTGGTTGGCTCGTTGCCCTATCACAGACCTAACTCAAGGGAGGCAAATACTCACCTGGGTGCTGGGTCAGAAGCCAGTTAAATCTGGTAGACGCGTCTCCATGTATGTTAAATCTCTGTATCGATGGGCGTCCAGTGAAGACATCCGATTAATTGATAAGAACCCAATAACCAGTTTTAAAATGCCAAAAGCTCCACAAGAAGATGAAGATATTATTGTAATTCCCAGGAACGAAACAGCATTGGTATTAGCTGCACTGCAATCAAAACCAACACGTGGTGGCGCGAACTGGTCTTTTTATGCAGAGTTTATGCTGCAAACAGCAATGCGTACTGGTGAAGTGCGTGCACTTAAATGGACCGATATTAAAGAAACCAAGGTACTAGTACATAGTAACTATACACTTACGCATGGGCACAAGGACTCTACAAAAACAAACAGAAAGAGGTGGGTGCCTCTAAATAATCGTTGTCAAGAAATTCTTGCAGACGTACCAACTGACAATGAATATATTTTTCCATGGAACAGGCAAGCATTTCAAAGTTATTTTTATGACCGAATGAAAGAATTACATTCTGCAAAACTTATTGAAAACCGTTACAGGCCGTATGATCTACGCCACACAGCAATCAGCAGGTGGATTGAAGCGCAGATTCCTGTAGCACAAGTATCACTGTGGGCGGGCAACAGTAGCGAGGTTATTTGGAAGCATTATGTGAATGTTACCCAAGAATATGAAATGCCTGTTCTTTGATTATCGTTCCAGTGCCTTATTACACCTGCAACAATAACCAAGTTAGTCAGTAAATAACTAAGGAAAATAACAGTACGAATCAAGGCTATTAAGTCTGATTCTTTATCACATGCTGAAGATTTTTCCCCCAGGGCTTTGCACCAAAGTCTCCACATAATTAGAGGTTCAGACTACTGGGCTTCAAGTTCGTCAATAAG